AAGATGCTTACGCAGCCTCTTAAACAGGGAGTGAATTATGAGTAGAGCAAGAGATGTTGCTAACGTAAACACTCACCTAGATATTGAAGAGGTGAATGAAAAAGTAGATGTAATTACATCTACGACTGGAACCTTAACTTTTGATACATCGGCTCAAGGCGTTGTTCTTGGGACAGCAGATCAAACAGCAAATCGAACAATTGATTTTACAAATGTAAATTCAACCTTGGCTATAGGCCAAAGTGTGACTTGTGCTGTGATGCTGACGCAAGGCTCAACAGCTTATTATCTTAATGCTTATCAGGTTGACAGTAGTGCTGTAACTCCTAAATGGCAAGGAGGCACTGCTCCAACAGCGGGTAACGCAAGCAGCATTGACGCTTATAGTTTTACAATTATTAAAACCGCTGACGCTACATTTACAGTGCTGGCTTCTCAAACGCAGTTTGCATAAGGTGATTTTATAGTGCCTATGTTAGCAACAATTGGTGGTGGTTCGATCAAATCGTTTGGTTTGTTTAAATCTGCTGCTGGCCCCACTTCAAGAATTGGCAGCGTTTCGCACTATCAGGCTGGTGCTAGTCACAATTCTACACAAATATCGACAACAGCAACATTAAACCCTGGATATACAGGTCGTCAGATTTGGGTTGTGGTTCCAACTATGTCAATCACTGGCGGAGGAACTACTGGCGCAACTTCGGCTACAATTGGCGGTAATGCGATGACTTTGCACAGAAGGGTTGACCAATCAACAAACACAAATAGCGTTGGCATTGCGTGGTTTAAATACACAGACAACGGTGCTTTAGGAACAAGTGCTTCTGTTGTAGTTAGCTTTGGATACAATCAAATACACTCAGGTGTGATTGTTTTTGATTCTACTGAAGCTACTGTCGAAACAGATTTTTATGGGGTTGAAGGTGCTGGCAACCTTGCTGATGGCGCAATAAGCACAAGCTTAAGTGGTTGGGCAGCATACTGTTCTATCACTCAGAACGGTTCAGCAGGAACTCAAAATGATTTTGGTAACATATTAAGCTTTGATGTTGGTTCAAACGAGTGGGTAGTTTTTGGTTATAACTCTCCGGCTTCTGGTGGATCACAAACAATAGTAGATGATCCAACTGGATTTGCCGCATCTAGAAATGCTTTTTGTGGATTGGCAATGGAGCCATAGATGAAAGACCTACCAGCAGACGCAACAATGGTTACAGCAGGGATTACAGCACCGATTTGGTTGGCTCCGCTGAACCAATGGCTTGCGCTTGTCATTGCTTGTCTTGCCATAGTTCTTGGTATTATTCGCATATCTAAAGCATTATCAAGTAAAGATAATGTTTAAAGCGATTGTGTTGGCATGCTTAATAGGATCGCCAACTGATTGCATAGAGTTCCATGACATTCGTGGCCCTTACTACACAAAAAGAGAGTGTCGTAATCGTGCCATGGAGATGTCTAGAGCAGTAGGTGAAATAGCCAATATGATGCCTGTTAAATGGCGTTGTGACGTTCTTAGAAAAGGAATGTTGTCTTAATGGAACCAATCTCGACAGCTTTGGCTGGCATTGCTCTGGTGCAGCAATCAGTATCCTTTATTAAATCAAACATTAGTACAGCTAAAGACATTGGCGAGATAGCTGGTGCTATTGATGGTCTGTTTGCTGGTGAGAAACAGGTACAAGAAGCCAGAAACAAGAAATCTAATACTGGATTAGGAGATCAGTTTGGTGTTGATACGGTGGCAAAAGAGATCATTGACGCAAAATTGGCGCAAGAAAAATTGCAAGAAGTGGCGACAATGGTCGATATGCGTTTTGGACATGGAACGTGGGCTGGCATACTTGCCGAACGGCAGAAGCGTATCCAAGAGCAGAGAGAGGCTCAAGCGAAAGCAAGAAAAGCAGAGCAGCTTCGTCACGATGAAATGATGGAGAACTTTAAAATAGGTGGTTTAATAGTTTTAGTAATTGCTATTGCTATCTTCCTGTTTTTTTTCCTAGTATTCAGTGTAGCTATGGCAAGTACATTGATTCATTAGGAGAACATTTTGTCTCAGAGCAGAACAGAGAAGATTCTAGAAGCTTATGATCTTATAAAACAATATGGAGGAATGAGAGCTGCTTCAAGAGAATCAGGAATACCAAAAAGCACATTGCAAAATAGAATTAGAGTTGGCAAAGAATCTGGTATTATAGATGATTATGACATTGGATACACATCACCTGTTAAGATAGATGATGATATTCCTGTTGATGATATCGTAGATCATCTTCATAAAAGATTTCAGCAGCGCAAAAAACATCGTGAGTCAAAAAAGTGGTCTAAGATTAGGATGCACACTGATGAGCCTATTGGCTTGTTGTGGCTAGGTGATCCACATATTGATGACAACCACTGTGACTGGGATTCTCTTAGAGAGCATCTTGATATTATCCAAAGCAATGAAGGCATTTATGGCTGCTCACTTGGAGATCAACAAAACAACTGGGTGGGAAGATTAGGGCGTCTTTATGGCGAACAGGATACATCACACAAAACAGCATGGAAGCTTGTTGAGTGGTTAATTCAAGAAATGAATCCTATGGTTTTGATTGGAGGCAATCACGATATGTGGTCTGGTGCTGGTGATCCATTGAAGTGGATGGCACAGACAGATTGTTTGTTTGAGAATTGGGAGGCTAGGATTGCCCTTACATTCCCTAACAAACGTGAGTGCCGCATTGTAGCAGCGCATGATATGCCTGGGCATAGCCAGTGGAATCCACTACATGCACAAATCAAAGCGGCTAAGTTTAAATCCAATGCTCATTTGTACATTTCTGGACACAGACATAACTGGGCATTAGCACATATCGAGCTTGTGGAGCAGGAAACTACAGCTTGGCTTGCAAGAGCAAGAGGATATAAGTACCATGATACATATGCTTTTGTGAAAGGATTTGAGCAGCAGAAGTTTGGTCAGGCTATTCTTCAGGTAATAGATCCGACAAATCCTTCTGAGGTCTCATGGGTACAATGTTTTGCTGATCCTCATGAGGGTGCTGAGTATCTACGATATCGTAGATCGCTTCGCAAGTAACGGCAGCGTATCCAGCGATGTCAATCCAAGAGTCAAAGTGAGTAGGAGCGTTCTGTAATCTGGAGAGTTTATTGAGAATATGCAAAGCCCCAACATCGAATGGAGATATAGGTACGCCTAGATGAGCTTCATAAAGAGACGCAGCTATAGTAAAATTGTCCGATGGACTTCCATAATTTTCACCACGTTCTTTTACAGCGTCTTTGGCTTTAGCTAATACAATATTTCTAATTGATTCGTCCATAATACACCGAGGGTTAAATGAGTGCCGAAACGATATTAAAGCTTAAACTACTGCCAAGAGCAATGATGTTTATTATGACAATCATGTATATTCGTGTAGTGGAATGGGGAATGAGTTTGGAAACCATTAGTACGCAGCAGAGTGCAATGGTCAGCGTTGTGTCTGGTGCTATGACAGGGGCGTTTGCAGTCTGGTTAGGGAGTGAAAGGAAATGATACAAGCATTAATTGGCCCGATAGCTTCACTAGCTGGATCTTGGATGGAGTCCAAAGTAGAGCAAACCAAAGCCAAAGGTAAAGTTGCACAAGCTAAAGCAGAAGCAGAAGCAGAAGTAATGAAGGTTGCTGCTACGCATGAAGCTGGCTGGGAAAAGATTATGGCTCAAGCCAGCGATAATAGTTGGAAAGACGAAGCATGGACTATTCTTTTTATCCTGATAATCGCCATGTGTTTTGTACCCTTTACACAGCCTTACGTTGAGCGTGGGTTCGCTGCACTGTCTGCTACGCCAGATTGGTTCCAGTATGCTGTTTATGCCAGCATAGCGGCTTCATTTGGCCTTAGAGGTCTTAAGGGTATTCGCAAGTAGAGTTTTAAACACATCATCAGGATTAACTTTACCATGTCTTTCTCGATATGTTTTGAACTCTCGTGGTGGTCTTAAGTCCATACCCACATCCTTATCGACAATAACTTCTGTATGAGGTGGCAAATATACTCCATTGGTATCAAAGTTTTGTGCTGCTGGATCATCTTCAAACATAATGTGAATACCTTTAATTGTTTAGTTTAGCTAACATTAAATGGCAACAAGGCATGTTGTTCTCCCTAGAACCTGAGGCCCCCTTGACTGGGGGTCTCTTTTTTT